TCGGCCCGGCGACGAATAAACGGTTTCGACAATAATGATTTACTTCTTTCAGTTCTGAACGGAAAACACTCTCTTAAGGCCAGATATATGTCATGTATATCTGGCCTTTTTTTTGCCCTAAAACTAATGATTTCCCTTGTAATTTAATGTTTTTTCTCTTGTGCAAGCGTTACACTTGATATATATTCCCTTCTGTCAGGGCGCAATGAGGCGCCAGGCAAGATTAGAAAAGAACACTAAACGGAGGACAGTCATGCAAGCGATTACAGCAAGTGAAATCAAAGTCGGCGACATTATCCTGAAAGAGTCATGGAGATCCCGCAATGCTGGCAAGGTCGTCATCAATATTGCATCAACAAAGACATTTGTCTTTTTGACGTTCGCAGATAAACAAACTTCAAAGATGCGCGCCGATAAAATCATTGCGGTCGACCGTGTTGAAATTATCGAAAGCTATGCGAGCGCTGTACAGAAATGGCATGAAATAGTGGAACAAAACGCCATCCTACATGAGCGCGATTTTTCAGGCAAATACGTCGACATACTGTGGATTCATGAGGCTTTCTTGCATGTGCCTCAAAACATTGTCGACACAATTTTCTTTGATGAAGATACGACAAAAGCTTTCAGTGAATTCGCGCGCAGCATTGAGAAAAGAATCATGGAAATTCGCGCGCAGGCGCCGGCGCCGCTTACAGCATGTTCGGATTGCGGAAATGTAAGGTCGCAATCTGAATGCACAAAAGACGAATATTGCGAAAAGCATTTTCAAGAGTCATTTAAACAAGCGGCGCCGAGCGCCAGCAACGCGCGCTTTGACCGTTTCGATATTTGCGAAGCGTATCTAGCCATTGAAATGGACTATAACGAAGGTGGCATGGTCAAAGGCAAGTCGTATAGTAGCCAGCTACACCGCATGCAGTTTCGCGCGGGCGCCGCGTTCAAGGGATTTGATTCACTGACAGAAAATGGCAAAAAGATTTACATGGCTAAGGCGCAGTCTTTAGGCTTTATCAAAGCGGAGGATACTATGGACAGAGAACAAATCATGAATGAATACGATGTGGAGAGCGGCGTTATCAAGTCGCCTGGCAAATTCGAAGGCGAAGCGCTTTATGTGCCTTTTTTTTATAACGCCTATCTTGATGGCATGGCTGACGAATACGACAACGATGTTGTCATATTCAATATCTCGGATGACGATTGCGTAAAATTTCCAGAATTGCGAGGCGTCAAAACTTTGCGCCTTAGCGAATCTGATAGCGGCTTTGTCTACGCCGAAACGGAATAGTCGAAATGCAAACGGGCGCCGCGCCAGGCGCCCACACTCAACACTTGAACACTAAACGGAGACATCATGACGATTTCAGAATTCAATCCTGATTGTATGGACATTGAAGAGCTTGATACGTTCGGCCGCAGATTCGCTACAGACGATTATCAGGCAAGGGCATTTTTCGAAGGCGCGCCCGATGGATATATGACGGCGTACGCTCATTTGATTATGTACGCCATTTTGAAATCGCGCGCGATGGAACTACGCGCGAATGGCGATATACAAGGCGCGCTTTGGTGTGAGGGAATTTGCGAGCGCATATACAGCGCTTTGCCAGATTTCGCCCGATGGTAAACAGAGCCGAATGCGGGCGCCCGCGCCAGGGCGCCCAAAACAAAGAACACAAGAACACTAAACGGAGAAAATATCATGTCGAAAATTCCAAACTGTTTTGAATGTGGCGAAGCTTGCGAGCAAACAGGGCGCAACACTTGGTATTGTCCCTCTTGTGACGTCTGTCCAGAATGCTTTTGCCCGCAAGTAGACAATGGCGGACATTACCCGGAATGCTCTGAACTGGCGCCGCCAATTCAATACGCCAATATCGTATTCGCGCAAGGTGATGACGCGACAGAGCCGTTAGAGATACTGGACAGAGACGGAGAGCAAGCGGCGATTGAATACCTGGCGCAGTGGGACTATGGCGAATATCACGAAGTAAGAGAGGCGCCGGCGGCCGGCGCCAGTGATTACACTTTTAAATCGGGCGCCTATGTACTCTCTTACAATTTGCGCATGGGCTATATCGGACTAGAAAGAATTATTGACTAAACGCAAACGGGCGCCGGCCGGCGCCCACCTTTCAACACTGAACACTGAACGGAGAAAAAAACCATGTCAGCATTTCTGCAAAGCCACAAAGCATATGACTCAATCGCCTGTACTCTCATACGCTGGACGAATTCGCATGACTGGCGCGTTAAGCGCCTGGCGCAAGAGGTCATGGGCGTTATCAATCAAACACGGACGGCGCCCGATGATATCCACGTTTATGAAATACCGGAATGGATTATCAAAAAATGGAGTGAGGATTTACAGCGCGCGAATGTGGCGTCAGTAAATTACCGATATCGCGAGAGCAATACAAGCGATTATAAATGCAATCCGCTGATAGGGCGCCAATTGTCAGCCGTTGAATTGATCAAACTTCTGTACTCTGTCGATTATCAATCTTGCGAGCCTGAGAACTGGCAGGACTCGCCAATCGCTAAAGAGCTGCGCGCCGTGACGCTGGCGCTCGCTGAGCATATAGTCCGTGAATCGTCGGCGTTTGAGAAAGCCGACACATGGAGCATGTGACACTCGAAAGGCGGCGCCGCGTCAGGCGCCGCCACACTCAACACTGAACACTAAACGGAGGACAGACATGAACGAATTGCAGCGCGATGATAATGGAAAATTGATCTCTTTCGCCTGGCCTGGCGGATACCCGGTTTTCTATCTGGACAAGGAAAACAGCGTCTTATGTCCAGATTGCGCCAATAGAGACGTCGATCAATCGCAAGAGGTGATTGCGGCCGATGTAAATTGGGAAGATAGCGCGCTCTATTGCGACGATTGCAGTAAGCGTATTGAGAGCGCTTACAACGAGCCGGAGGACAAATAGTCGAAACGATAGCGGGCGCCGATCGGCCGGCGCCCATTCACTCAACACTTGAACACTAAACGGAGAACATCATGGAAAATGAAAAGCTTTCGAAATCAGACTATCAAGCGGCGATCTATTCGCAATCAGCGGTAAACGCCAGCGGGTTAATCAAGTCGCTCGCCGAGATCACCACGCGCATATGGAACACGGCGCGCGAAATCGGCAAAGGTACGGCATGGGTGAATCAACATCCGATCATTCAATTATTCACCTATCAGATTGTCGCGCTGTCTTTCAAACGTGAATTCATTGATTGGGATGGATACACAAAAGCCTATGCCTTTGTTCAGCAAGTCGTAAACGGCAACCTGGCGCCTGATGACGACTGGGCAAACTGCAACGCGAGTATAGGCGCGGAGGAAAGCCATGAACTGTCATAAATGCGGCGCAGAGGCTTATCAATCATCGCGCTACTGTAACCGATGCGGCGCCCGGCTCAAGCGCAAAAGCGAACTGGCCTGGCGCGTCAAGATGGTCATATTCGTGACTCTGATCATAGCGCTACTGCTCGCGCTCGCGTCGGCGTCGCATAGATAGTCAATAAGGCGTCCGGCCGCAGGGCGCCCACATTTCAACGGAGGAAAGAACATGAAAGAAAAGACTTGCCCTCATTGTCATTTGAAGGCGCCGCGCGTCAATTGTGAAAACTGCGGGCGCGATATGTGCGAGGACTGTATGCGCGGGACAGTTTGCGGGTCGTGTGAGGATCGAGCGACAGAAGGCGAGGAGGATAAAACACATGCCGAAACGAATATACATTGAGCAGTTCAGCCATTGGTGGATGTTTACGGCTGATCAGTTCAAACACTTTCTTGAGATCGGAGACAAGCAAGAGTGGTTCCTAAACGATCTTGGCAAGAAATTATCGCGCCGGCCAAAGTCTATCGGCGCCGAACCGTGGAACGATGGCGAGCGCTACTATGATGGCTATTATTCGCGAACAGACGCCGCGATATTTTTCACCATGCCATGCGACTGGAACGCCGACGAATGGCAACTAGCGCGACAACGGTTTGCCGAATTTCAAAAGGGAGGATCGAGTCATGCCAGTTCGCACGGCAATCACATTTGAGTCAACCGCAGAGAAAGAGAGATTTGAGAAGCTGGCCGCAAGGGCCAAGCTTTCACTGAGCAACTACATTCGTCGTTGTCTCGGCCTTCAGCCGCTCACGCATGGCGGGCCGCGTCCGAATGGAAATAAAAAGAGAGATCAGAAAAAACCGGAGTAAAACTTATGAGCGATGATGATTTGACTTTCTATCACCTATCGCCGGATGACAAAGAAACCGTCGATCAATTATTGAAAATTCTATCCGATCTAAATATTTTGAGCGGCAGAAAGCTATCAGGCGAGGCGCAAGCGATGGCCGACATTGCCGCGCAGGCGATCTCAAAGCTCGTTGTCTATATCGCCCGCAAATCAGACAAACCGAAAGAGGAAACAATAGATCTGATCAAGGGCGGCTTGTTCGATTGTTCAGACCGCCCGGCTGAGATGCGCGGCATGATGCAAGTTTGGAGCGCCGAGTATGGCGATGAGATCGTCCGGGCCGCCGCCGAAAGACTCGGCAAGGTTGAAGACTTCGAACGCGCCATGCGGGAGATGAAATCATGGAACTGGAAAAAAAAGGGGGAAAGCCATGAATAAACAAATGCAGCCTGAGACCGATCTCTTAAACGCCCTTTGCCGCTCATTACAAGCCCGCCATTGAATTTTTAGATCGTAGTGAAAGACAAAGCCGCTGTCGCTCGTTGAAGGGCGCCAGCGGCTTTATTTTGGGAAAGTGGGGACAAAAAAGGGACATATTTGAAATTTCGAAAGGCTGTAAACATTGTGGATATTATGTTTATAGCATTCTAGCGATATCGCAGGATTGGATTAATACCCACTTTTTGCCCTTTCGGCTAAGTCGTTCAAAGAACAGCTAACTACAATGGTTGCTATAGCTAAGCGGCTATCTCGCTTATCAGAGGATTACAGCCCTTATCAGCCGTTTCAGACAATCGGGGGCCAAACAGGGACATCAAGCCTAGGATCTCTTTGTAATACTCTTCAAGGCTTTCTATAGCCTCGCGACACCTCCCATCTAGAGCGATGATGTATTTGCTCGTTTGATCTTTTTTCCTGTGTCCCATGATCTTCTCGATTGAACTACGCCGGGCGCCGCTGTCTTCCATAATGGTTGCGGCCAGGTGTCGGATGTCATAGGGCACCCATCCGCCAGGAACTCTATCGCCGTAGACTACGCCGGACAGCTCCCCGATAGATTCGGACGTCCGCTTAACTTTGTCCTTGCCTATCGTGAAATATCGGCCGGTTGAATTTTCCCGCTCCCGTAGTATCGCGATCGCCGTAGCTGATAGCGGTATCTCGCGCTCGCTTCCACCGCCCTTTTCCGATCGGATGACAACGCTCGAACGTTCAAGCCTTACTTGCTGGCTTGTCAGTTCAAGTATCTCGCCTCTGCGGGCGGACGTGAGGAGCATGAGCCTAAAGAGATCAAACAGCTCGCGACGGTTGTTTAGACACTGTTGCCATTCGCCGGGCAAGCGCTCAATCAAGCAGGCCGAGAGTATTTTTGCGAAATCGTTTTTAGATATGAGATGAGATCGGCCGCGCGTGTCTGTCTCCCATTTCGCTTTTGGCGGCCGCCAGTCGTCAAGCTCTCTGAAATATTCGGGCGCCTTAGATAGCACGCCGAAAATGTAAGTCATATAGCGGTTCATAGTCATAGGCTTTAGTTTTCTTTCGACAAGCGTAATCTTGAAGAGCTTCCAGTCGGCCCGCCCAAGTTGCCTAAGCATCGTATATTCGCCGCCTGTCGAATCTACGAATTGATCAAACATCTGAAGCGCCCGTTTCGAGACGTCGGGATCATTGACAACTTTCTTTCGCAGATCGCCGAGCGTGATCATAGGCGCCGGTTTCATCAGCCCTAAACGCTCGGCCGCCGCGTTTGTCCTTAACTGCGCATAGGCGTCTTCCGCCTCTTGCCTTGTTTTGAATATAGCGGCCCGCGTGATGCGCTCTTTGCCGATCTTTCCAACGATGCGCCAGCGCCACTCATCCAAGTCTTTTCTGTATACAGATTCAAATTTCGCCATGTGAGATCTCCATTCTGTTTTGATTTGGTTTGGTGTTGACTATTCGCTCTGCTCTTTCGATTCGGCCTTGTCGGCCTTCTCGCCTGGCAGCGGAAAAAGCTCTTTATTCGTCGGCCGCAGATTGCCGACCGCCGCTTCGCCGTTGAGATAGGCGTGGAGCGCCCTTTCGGTTTTTAGGTAGATTTCCCGTCTGATCGGCTCGGCCGAGACTGTTTTTAAGTACAAGAGATAGTTGCGCAACATGATCAGCCATTTCTCCTCCTCGCCGCCGACGCCGGTAAGCATGACCTCTGCCGCATGCGTCAATTTCCTTTTGTAACGCCCTGTGCAATAGGCCCTGACGAAAACGGCCAGCAAAGGCGATAGGCGCATGCGCGGTAGCGGTTTGCCGACCGCGAATAATGAAACGACAAAGGTGATCGCCTCTTTGTACTGCAAATAGAAATCAATTTTTTCCGACCGCGAAACCTCTCTCATCTCATGGACGCCATCTTTCACTTTGTAGCCGAGCCATTTGATGACGCCCACCTCTAACAGATTGGATTGCATGCCCTTGTAATGCAGAATATCCACGATGCCCCGGTTAAAGCCGTTGTCTATGCCGTCGTTGGATTCGGGCGGGAGATTGCGGACTACCAGAATTATCACGGCGACGCCGCTCTGAATGATCGCGTACAGACGGTGCTGGCCGTCTATCAAATTGCCATGACTGTCAAAGGCAATGCCCTGATGCGTCGTGCGCCATTTCCCTTTGGTCATGTCCTTGGCGTATCGCTTGACGCGCGACTCTCTGAGCGGGCGGTTGCATTTGTTGTGTTCGAGATATAGCGGCGCCAGCTCTGGTGTGATCCTTTCGAAGCCGGCTGAGAGCGACGGCCGGCCTGGCCTGTCTGCTGTTATCGAGCGTTTGACCAGTCGCGCGCGTGGCGTGAGATGTTTCGAATTTTGCATGTTTACTCCTTTGTTGGATTGTGCGGTTGGTATTATGTTTATCGCGAAAGAGAAAAGGCCGGCAGGGGCGGCCCTTCCCGATCATCGGTCATGTCTTATGGTTAATCCTCCTGAAAATAAATCCATCGTGCGTCTGTAATTCCGCGTCGTGATGGCGTTAAAGAGCTGAAGAGACAAAAAAACTTCCCACACCCATATTGCGGATAGTGAAAATTTTTATTTAAGTGGCAATCAAGGTTTCAACTCGCCTTTGTGTCCACATATTGAACAAAGCCACTTGAGCCTGAGCCGCTATTGTTTATTGATGCTTTTTTACGCGTCTTCAGGTTGTAGTGATTGATCAATATCCATTCGATATGTCGGGAGAGTGTGCGGAATTGATTTTCCGCATCTTCTTCCAATAGGCGCCAAACTTCAGCGGGGAGAACGATCGATTTTCTTTCTGGCGCATTTACTTGGTTTAAATGCTCTTTAGCCATTTCGGCGAGGTGTTGTGTTTCTTCAATCAGTTTGTTGGCTGCTTTTTTTCTACCCATGTCATTCCTTTTTTGGCGGAACGGCAGGACGTTGTCTAGATCCATCCATCGTCGAATCATTTGTACCTCCTTGTGATTTGTAGGATGTCCCTTACTGAATTCTCACGCCATGCCGTCGCGAAATTACTTTATTCACCAGATTACACCACATTGATACCACAGTAGTGGAAGCTGGCGCAATAGCGCGCGGAAGATAAAGGCAAGGAATATCTGGCTTTACCGTAAGGGTGATGCGCAATTTTGCGCATATAGTGGAAAGTAGTTGCAAAGCATATCACTTTGGTGCATATATGCGCCCATCATGGAATATGTTGATTTTTCTACACGCCTACTCCGGGTTGCCCTCGACGCCTTAGACGCTGAGGCGGCCCAAAATTTCAGGAGCAGAAACCAGATGCTCCAAATAATCGTGGCTGAGCGCTATCAGATCTCGCTCGCGAAACCGCCCGCTCGATCGCGAGCGGCGCCTAAAGCCAAACGCAAAGCGAAACCGAAAGCCGCCCTGAACTAAACAAACCATACCGACACCCCGGAAAGAACACCTATGCGCGCTGAATGCTTCGACCGTCTGATCGATCCCCACACTCACGCCGTCCTGGCCGCCTATGGTTGGATCAGTGAAAGAAAAGAGCTGGTAGGAAAATATTGGGTAAGCGTCGAACGCGATCCCTATCTTTTTTTTCCAACCCAAGAAGCCGCCAGGCAATTTTTCAAACTCGCATCCGATACGCTCAAAGCGCGCTCGCAGGCGCGGGCGCGATCAATCAAAAATTTGCGCTATAGGCGCAAACAAGCCGCCGCATTAGTCGCGGCGTGAATGGAGATGAAATGCCGCATGACAAGTTTCTATCGTTTCGAGAAGTCGCCGAGCTGATTGGCCTGAAAGTCGGGACGCTTCGCAACGGCGAGGGCGGAACCGCCGACATCCCGCGAATGAAGATCGGCGGGCGCGTCCTGTTCTCACAGCGCGCCGTCGAGCAGTGGATGGCCCGCAAGGCCCGCGAAGCGGCCGATAAAGCGGCCGGCGCAAGAAACCCGATGGATCGCCTGGACAGACGGCGCCGCAGGCAAACGGCCGGCAAGCCTTTAACGCTCGCTGTGATCAACGGAGGAAAGATCAAATGAAAATAAACGAAGCGAACATAAAAGAGATTGAGCTTTTGGTTCTCACGCTCGAAGGCCGCGAGGAGGACGCTAAGGCGATGCTGCGCACAATGGGCATGGGCGAAAGGCGCCGGCTGCAAGAGGCGATCTTTTCTCTGTCCTACTGGATCTCAGAGACCAATACGGCGCCGGTTGGGATTGGGCGGCTCGCGGTCAAGAAAGTTGAGGCGAAGAAATGACGGCCCAGTACATTCAAGTCAATCGCCGGCGCTTCGCCTACATGCTCGGTAACACGTTCTTAGGCGTGTGGGAACTGAAACCGCTCGATCCGGCGCTGCGCGTCCAGCGCTATCAAAAGCTTTCGTTTGTGTTCGAGCGTCCCGACACGGTAGAGCGGAAATGGCTTCGCGAGCGAATCATTCAACAAATCGAAAAACAAACCGACCGATAAAAAAAGCCGCAAGCCAAGCGGCTCGCGGCATGAAATCTCACATGTAAATTTAAACAAGGCATTTTAACCGCCAGAGAGGAGAAATGAAATGCGATATAGACAAGCCCTATGGGAAGCCAACGAATACGCCGACGCGAGGGCAGCGCTCTTGGAATGTCGCAAGATCAACCCGGAGTATCCGGGCGCCGTGGCCGAGCGCATAGGCGATATGTTCGAACTGATCAAGCGAGCGCTCGCGCCGATCGAAGAAGAAGCCGAGCGGCGCGATCACGCGATCTCGATAGGCAAGGGAGATTACTATCGCGAAATGCATGACCTGGCCGCCGATTTTCATGAGCTGATCATCGGCGTTTTGAAAACGGGAGGAGGCAAGGCCGCATGAACACTCAACTCGCCACGCAAACGACAACCGTTGACGAATGGGAGATCTTGAAAAAGATCATAGCTAAAGGCGATCTCGCCGACCTAAGCCCTGAACAGCAGTTGATTTATTATGTCGGGATCTGCAAGCGGCATAAGCTCGACCCGCTGTCGAAGCCATTCGACTTTTTGGAATGGGTTGATAGGAAAGGCCGGCGCAAAGTCGTTCTCTACGCCAACAAGGAATGCGGCGCGCAATTGCGCCTAGATAGGGATGTCTCGATCTATCGCATAGACGAGATAGAAGAGAACGATTTTTACAAGGTCACGGCCTACGCCCGCACGCCGGACGGCCGCGAAGATCTCGACAAGGGCGTCGTCTATGTTGGCGGCCTATCCGGCGAGTATTACGCCAGCGCAATCAAATCGGCCGTGACGCAAGCGAAACGCCGAGTGACGCTATCAATCTGTGGTTTGGGAATGCTCGACGAAACTGAGGTCGACGATGTTCCCGGCGCCCGCCGCATAGAAGATCCCGACACTGAGGCGCCGGCGCCCGATCGCAAACCATCATCGCTCGATCAGTGGAAAGCGGGCCGGGCGCTCGCCATGCGGATCATCGATCTCTCCACGCGGCTCAAGAACATGGGCGTCCCGGAGGAGGTCATCAAGTCGTGGTTGCCGGCCGGTCTGACGTCTCGCAAGGATCTCGACGAAAAGCAGGCTGTCGAGTTCATAGAGAATCTGACGATCAGAATAAGGCTCAATAACCTTTGCGCGGCGCTCTCTGATAAGGGCGTCAAGAAGGGACAGATACTTGAGCATATGCCAGAGGGCGTCACGTCGCTCCGGGATCTCACTTTGCCGCAGGCGTCCCGGCTCGCCGCCGATTTCGGCGTCTGGTTATCGAAGATCGGCGGAAGGGAGGACGCGCATCCCCAAGATTGAAATAGCGATCACTGAAAAGCTCGGCGAGACGGCCGGCAAAATGCTGCATGGTTTCGAAGTCGCGCAGAAAGTCTCTTACGAGAGCGAAGAGGAAGCCTGCAAATCCCTGACACCGGCGCTCTCTTACATTATCCCGCGAGTCGTGCTGATGGCGATTTACATGTTGCAAGAGCGAAGCGGAGGCGCGGCTCAAGGGCTGAGCCTCGGCGATAAGAACGACTCGACGACTTTAGAAAAAATGATGAATGAGCTGATGAACAAGCTCGAAAACGAATTCCCTGAAGAGATCGCGTAAGAACCGTTCGGTAACTTCTCACTATTCCCCCCTCATAGGCCGCGCCTGCGGATCGGCCGGCCATCATATCCACGCCATTCATACACAGAGACTATGTCATGCCTGCTAAAGAAAATAGTAAGCGAAAGGCGAAGCGCGCCGAACTGGAGATCCCAACCGCAGAAGAGATATTCGACAAGCCCCCGGCGCCGCCGCCGCCGCTCTCGCCCGCATGGACGGATGATTCGATCGCGCGCCAGCTCGCCGATGACGCCATAGCCGAGACGCTTCTAGACGAGATAATTCATGAACCGCCGCCCGCGCCGGCGCCGGCGAAGAAGGAAAAGAAGAAAAGCGAGCGAGTGATCGAAGACGCGCTTTCTCGCATAGTGGACGCGCAAACCATTTTGGACACTCACTACCCGGAACCGATGTGGGCGGTAAAAGGCGTCATTCCAGAGGGCACGACGTTCATAGCCGGCCCGCCGAAACTGGGCAAGTCGATCTTTTGTCTCAATATCGCCGTCGCCGTCGCCGAAGGCGGGAAAGCCCTATCGTATTTCGACGTTGAGCGTGGATCGGTTCTATACCTGGCGCTCGAAGACAGCGAGCGGCGAATTCAGAAGAGGCTCAAACAGCTTGTGACTCGACAGCTTTCTGGCAATCTCAAAGTCGCGACTAAATGGCCCCGGTTGAATTTGGGCGGCCTGGAGGCGATAGAGGCGTGGGCGCAACGCAGAGACGACGCCCGACTTTTGATCGTCGACACTTTCAAAATGCTTCGCCCGATACGGCAGGGCGTCCACAACAATGTCAACGCCTACGATCTCGACTACGAAGATGTGGCGCCGCTTACCGAATTCGCGTCCGCGAACCAGATCTGTTTAGTGATCGTCACTCACACTCGCAAAGCTATGGCCGATGATCCACTGGCTACCGTCAGTGGTTCATTTGGACTAACAGGCGCCGCCGATGGCGTGTTAGTCCTAGCTAGGCAGCGTAACAGTAGGACAGCTACTCTCACGGTAATAGGTAGAGACGTGGAGGAACAGGAACTAGCTCTAGAGTTCTCACCCGATATTTACTCATGGGCGGTTCTTGGAAAGAGTGAAAGCGTCAAACAGAGAGACGAGCGGAGCGAGATTTTAGATCTACTACAAGACAGCGATGAGCCGCTCTCACCTGGAGAGATCGCCGTCATGCTTGATCGTCCTAGAGGCGCCATTCGAATGCGACTCTTGCGCATGCGCAGAGATCGCGAGCTGTCGCTTTTCGGGAGAGGCAATTATCACTTGCCTAACTATGAACCACGTATGAAACAAACGATTAGAAATGGGTATGATGAGAGATGGAGAGATGTCACATTGTCACAGTTAGAGGATGACGAAGTGTGACATTTAAAGTGTTATGAATAAAGTAATTTATAGCTACTTGTCACATTGTCACAGCATGTGTATAGGAAATCGTATACACATGCTGTGACAAGGTGACAAGTAGCTATAACTGTAATGCTTACAACAATATAAATGTCACATTTCGATTGTCACAAATTGTCACTGGCTGTAGAGGTGTGACAATCTCTAATGTGAACCATAGGTGAAACAAAACCCTAATAAAAGGAGGCTGTCATGAAATTCCACGAAGTCGTAGACATCTTCCCGATGATGTCTGCTGATGAGTTCAATACGCTTAAAACCGACATCGCCGAGAACGGCCAGCGGGAACCGATATGGATATATAAAGGGCAGATCATTGATGGACGGAATAGATATAAAGCATGTGAAGCGCTTGGACTAAATCCAGTAACACAAGAGTGGGACGGAACGGGATCTCTTACGTTATTCGTGGTATCAATGAACCTACACAGGCGCCATTTAAATAGTAGCCAAAAAGCCGTAGTAGGTGAAGAAATCGAAAAGCGATTAGCTATAGAGGCCAAGGAAAAAGAAAAGCATCGTAAAACCAAAAATAATGTAAATGGAAATGACGCGACTTTTGAAAATTTTCAAAAGTCGCTATCTATTCATGCGGCTGAGCAAGCGGCCGTCGCCGTTGGCGCAAACGCTCATTACATTGTAGACGTAAAAAAGCTGCCGCCCGACATCAAGGAAAGAGTAAAAAAAGGCGAGATAAATATTCCAGCCGCTAAGCGTGAGATGAAGGTGCGAGAAACCGCTTTAGTAAGAAACCAAGCCGCCTCGAGCATCAAAAAGACTAACAGTCAAATAATCGTTGGCGACTTCTGGAATAACGCTGAAAAGATACCAGACAATTCCATTGCGCTTATTTTTACCGATCCGCCATATAACAAAGAAGCTGAAAAGTTATTGACCAACCTGGCCGAGTTCGCCGCCAGAAAGCTCGCGCCAGGCGGGAGCGCCCTGTTCTATATAGGCCATTTGCAATTGCCCGCTACGTTCAAAGCGTTTGAAGGTAAATTGCGATATTGGTGGATGTGCGCGACTTTTCATAATGACGATCTGGCGATTATGAAATATTACGGTATTCGAGTGGGATGGAAGCCTATTATATGGTTTGTAAAAGAAAGCCGTTATGACAACACAAATCTAGTAGTAGACACGATGATATCGAGTCAGAAAGAGAAAAAATTTCATGACTGGCAGCAACCCGAATATGAAGCTAGTTACTGGATCGAAAAACTATGCCCGCCAGACGGGATCGTTTGCGATCCGTTCTTAGGCGGCGGGACTACAGCCGCCGCCGCCCAGAGGCTAAAACGAAAATGGATCGGGTTTGAGATAAACCCCGAGACGGCCCGTATTGCGTCGGCTAGATTGGAGGGAAAATGACTAAGCCTTTCAACGTGCGTATCACATGTGAAAACTGCGGATATCAAACGACGGCTGAGACGGCTTTCGGCCGATGGATGCGAAATGAACCTGACCTTTGTTCATCGAAGGGTATCATTCGAACTGACACGGATCATACGATACTCAGATATAAGACCGCCGCAGAAGGTAAGGAATACCAGTTGATTATCGACTTAGAGGTCAAAGAATTTCTGAGCCAACCCGATCCAGCGCAAAAGACAATCCTGCTATTCAAGCATCAATTGGCGAATATTACAGGACGGAACATGTACGGCGCCGTGACACGCATGACACGCAAACTGAAATCATTCATTATGGGTAGGCGCGTAAACGTGCGTTATCTTGGCTATCATCTACTGCAATTCGAAAAGACAAACCCTAAAGACTCGACGCTGATCCTTTGGGATCACAAGCCCGTCGACTGCGAGACTCTGAAAAAACTTCTATTGATAGAGATCGATCCTTACACGTTTCGTCCAATGGAACATCTCTTGCGCGATCGCCACGCGCGGGATGATGAATCATGGCTTTTTGAGATAGATCATATTCGCCCGCCAAAGTGATCGCGTGTTTTGATCATTGGATAAAGAGATATATAATACCGCCACGCAAATGAAGTGGCCCTGCGCCGCAATACAGTTGAGCGCAGGGCCAAATCGCCAACAACGAACACTTAACGGAGTATTGTCAGCGATGAATAATCCTATCACACCAAACGCCAACTCGAAAAACATGACTAAAGAAATTACGCTTACCGCGTCCGTCTGGCCGGAAGAAGACGGCTTCGTTTCTCAATGCGTGGAGTACGATGTTTCAAGCTGCGGAGACACAGAAGAGGAGGCTTTAGACAATCTTATTGAAGCCGTCGAGCTGTATCTCGAAGATCCGACGCCGACTGTAGCGCCTAGAATCGTTTTACAGTTTAAGGTTGAAGCCCATGCCGCTTAAAACACTACCCTATCGCGAGGTGAAGCGTCGGCTTGAGTCGGCGGGATTTTCCATCGTTAGCCAGAAGGGGAGTCATGTGAAATTTAAATTAGTCACTGCGTTTGGGGAGCGCATAGCAATCGTTCCCAAAAGAAAAAAAGGCGTTCTCGCCGGGACGATTGGCGGCATTCTCAAACAGACTGGCATATCGGTTGAAGAATGGGATGAGCTTTGAGGAGGAAAAACAATGAACAACGCCCGATTGATAAACAAGATCACAAGCCTTGAAGTTGAGCTACGCAAAAAAGACGATCAGCTATATAGCCTGATCGAAAAGGGCCGCGAGTCTGAAGAGGAGGCCAGGCGCCTTGCGTTTAAAGTATCTACGCTCGAAACCACTATTGAAGACTTGCGCGCGAAAATCGCCGAGCTAGAGGCCCGGCTTAAATGAAAGGTGAAAGCATATGAACATGAGATTGACGGAAAAACGAAACGAACTAGAGCTTACTGTATCGGAGCTGGCCAACCTGCTAGGCGTGAGCGCGATCGAACTCGCGGCATGGGAGCGCGACGAAGCGTCATGCCCTTTTCAGAGAATGCTTGAACTCGCGCTGGAAGCCATCGAGGCTGACACAGCCGTTGATCGGCTCATTGAAAAGGTGAAGGGGTTAGGCTCCGAAGGGGAAAGAAGCGTTTTCCTGGCGCTCGCTGAAGACGAGATCGCCAGGATAGAAGAGCGCCATGCCAAACGGGAGAAAGAAAAAGAGCGCAGCAAAGCATGGTGGACGGAACATAACCGATGGTGCGAAGAGCATGGCATGCCTGTGCGAGACGCGGCCAAGAGTTTAGAACAAGCCTAGTCTCTCAATAGCCGATAAACCGTAGCCCGCCCTATGCGAAGGCGTTCCGCGATCTCTGTCGCCGAAACGCCTTCGCTTCTCAATTGCAAGACTTCAATTCTTTTCCTGCGCGAGATCGGCGGCCTTCCCCATTTCTTGTGTTTCGCGCGATATGTGGCGATCCCCGCCTTGACGTTCTCAACGATCATTTCCCGCTCGAACTGCGCGAAAACCGCGAGTATGCCCGCCATCATTCGCCCGGCCGGCGACGTCAAGTCTATTTGCTCACAGAGCGAAACAAACGCGACTCTATGAGCTTGGAGATCGTCAAGCGTCATCAGTAGATCGGGCGTCGAGCGGCCCCAACGGTTGAGCTTCCAGCACAAGACGACATCGATCTTGCCGGAGCGCGCCAGCTTGATGATCTGCTCGCGCCCGGCGCGATCGTTTTTCTTGCCGGTCTCCGCCTCTTGAACTTCGGCCGCCACAGTCCAACCGCGAAGCTTCGCATAGTCGCGCATGCTCTCAAGCTGCATCGGGATCGAATGCTGATCGCGCGTCGAGACCCTGGCGTATAGCGCCGCTCTCATACGCCGACCGCCTTGAATTTTTCTATCTCTGATGGTTTCGGCCCGACGAAGATCGAAGGCGGAAGCGGGATCTCTACGCCGACCGGGCGCCATAGATGCAAAACGTTCGGATGACAATTGACATACTCTGAACGCGGCGGATGATATTCAATGACGCAATCCTCTTCATCCCAAAACAAGCTTTTGACATAACACATTTCATCCCATACCGGCGTTATGACTCGCTTGCCCTGGCGGGCGCTGACAGAGACGTGTTCCCATCCCTTGCCGTTCGACGCGATCGCCACAAGCTGTCGGTTGCCGATCTTGGGCGGCAGAAGGAAGGCGCCGAAGTCGGGACAGCTCTCAGCGTCCTGAAAGAACGGGACGCGCGGATCTTGAGTTCTGAATTTTTCGGGCACTTTCCACATAGTCTAAATAACCCCCTGAAAACTGGCGTTCCACTGAGCGATTATATTGTATTTTACGCGACTGTCTCAAAATTCTCTCAAGCTAGAGTTTGTGATACGCTAACCCATGAACTAACATTCTCTCCTTAATTCTTTAATAGAAGTTAGACTCATGGAGGCGAAATGAAAGATCATCTTGAATCGGGCGCCGCTCTTGAGCGCTTAAAACTGGTTTACCATAAGCTCAAAGTCGTTGAAGGCTTGTTTGAAATGACGCTCTGCGCGACTGTGACTCCAACGACTTTCATCGAGCTAGGAAAAGATCTATACCATCTTAAGAGCGTCGCGGATGAAATGGCTTCCATCCTGCGCGAAGTTTTTCCCGAAGGGATCGAACCGCCAGTAGTCGAAGAGTTCAAGAGCCGCCTTTCAGAATCCGAATAGCGCGTAGAATGCCCCGCATTCGCGTTTAGAAGCCCGCCAGTAAATCTAAAAGAAAGCCCGCGACACTCCCCTATCGCGGGCTTCGTAGCGTTTGGTGAAAGTAAAGCTGAGGGTTGCAGTTCGAATTTGCGATTTTGACAAGACCCAAACTGGCAGCGAGACTATCTCACAAAAAAGATGGCCGCAAGCGCCTCGAATGCCTGCGGCCATCTTTTGCGGAAGAAATGTCTACTAAATCAATCGCGCGTAAAAACTACCACAGCGACAAGCCCAAGGCCAAGCAAAAGCAACAACGGAAGGCCCGACGACGACTGATCGCCATTTCCTAAACTCCCATTGGTTGTCTCGATGTAGCCATTCCCGCCAGTCGAGGCGGCGGGCGCCACTCCGGCCTGCGCCATGATCTGCGCCGCGTAGTTGCGCGCCGCCGCCGATACTGTCCCTCGCTGAACGTTCCCCTCGCCGCCGTTATAACCCTGGAGCGCTTTCGACATATCGCCGCCGAACAGGCCCAAGAGATAAGTCATGTACGCGCACCATGCGTCGAGCGACAGGTTTATATCGTAAGCGTTCGGATTTTGCGGCCCAGAGCCGAAGCGCGCCCATGTGTCGGGCGTGAATTGAGCGATCCCGCGTTCTTGGGCGCCGCCGACGTACTTGCCGAAAATCACTGTCTGGTTGAAATTCGCCGACTCCCGCGCGAGCTGGACTAGAGCGATGTTCGGATTGATGCCGCAAGAGTTGGCCCTTTGAACGATCAGCGATTTGATTTCATCGGTAGTCATGCCCTTCACCTCTTAGCCAGAAAGATCACAGCGACTAAGGCGCCGGCGCCGAGAACCCAAAGCAAATTTGTTTGCGCCTGTTCTTCCGATGGCAGTAGCGGCGGGACATATGTCCTCTGCGTCCCGGTCACATCGGGCGTATCAGTCCCGACCGTGAAAGACAGGCCGCTATCAGATGGCGGATTTACCGCGCCGGGCGGAGTGGCGGGCTGAGATGGAGATGGAACGTAATCGATCTGTACATCATCCTTGCGCGTGACGAGAACGAAGGGCAAAAGTTGAGATATGACCGCCGCCGCTGTATTTTGTATATCGGCCCTCGATAGAAAAGTCGCCATCGTTGACGCTTTGATCAGGATATATCCATCCGAAAACCATCCCGGCGCCGTGACACTGATTTCGGGATTGGTAAAGCCGCCGCCGCCACTAAACCATGACGCCAATGCGTTTTGGACGTACAGAACGGCATCCTGTGGATTATTGAGCTGGTCGGGCATGTTCGGATAGTAAACATTGGCCCATTTATACGCGAAGCCAACGCGGATGCGCGATCCGGCAATGACGGCGACATCTCCCATCAATGTTGGGTATCTCGTCATTTTTCACGCCCCTTCGCCCTTCTCTTCTTCCCACGCCCCGGAGATCGCGAACGAATGCCCATCCTCGCAAACAACCAGCAAACAAGCGACGATCGCGATCTTGAAGCCTCCGGGCGCCGCCCACATTCCGCCCTTACCGCAATCGGGACAGCGAACCATGAAGCGGTCGAGATAGACGGGCTTGATCGTGATCGTTTCGCCCGCGTCAAGGCCAAGTTGTTTGCGAAGCCATGCCATCATCAGAAATTGAATACTTCGATAAGACTTAAATTTTGTGTCACATCGTTATTAGCTACGCCAATTCCTATAGTATTTAAACTTATTATACTGGTTGCAAAATTAAATACACCGCCACTCGTAAAATCCGCGTCCCAGTTAATATTACCCATAAAAGACCCTTTGCCTGTATTTGTCCCGGAAAGATCAAATTTAGATACACCTACGAACAGAACAAAAGATAATATAAAAGTAGTTGCACTTTTCCTGACAATATCTCCAGTCATTCGCCAACCACCTGCAACTGTAAAGGCAAGGGAAGGCGGCGTACCATTGATAGGGACATTAGGGCTGACATCAATTATGTTGCCTGCAATTCCAGAGCCTGCGCCCCCATTAAAAATAAGTCCAATTCCTTTTGTATTAGTGTTCGGCGCCAATCCACCCGCCATCGTATAATGGGCATAATCACCATTATTCCTTAAAGAATTTGCGGGTAAAACGTCAAGATGTAAAACCGTCGGCCCACTGCCGACGTTTCCAACCGTCGTTGTATTCGGCGGGAACGCGCGCGGGATGCCGCTGAAATTCCCTATCGGCACATTGACGCCATTGATCCGGGCCATCAATTGATTGGTCGCGCTGTTGTACCAGAGATCGCCATTGACGGGCGTTAAGGGATCGGGCGCTACCTGACCTACGTTGACGCCGGGGTTATTCGCGCCGGGGTTGAATATTTGACGCGCGTCGTTCTGATAACTAAATGTCAAACCATCTTCAATCAGAATGCTAGTATCGTCTAGAGCGTCAGTTGTAGCCGACCCCCATATAGATATTGAGTTCAATCTCGGCGCCCGATTCTGTTCATACAACACGCCCGTCACATCGCCCACTCGAAGAAAAGACTCCCCATTGAGAGATTGAAAAAACGAATTCCCAAAGCGTGAGGTAGCGTCAGGGATGAGCGCGAGCGCGCCCGTTCCCGGCGCCGCCACAGAAGGCGGGACGGGCGGCGCGTCGAAGCGGAGCGCCTTGTCCTCGATATTATTCGTGATCGTCGAAAACAGCGCGTCATTCGTGATCCCGTTCGATCCGTCAGGGCCGAGACCGGGCCGCACGATGTACATCTCGTCTGTCGGTTGTGGCGCTGTTAGTTGCGGGAGTTCAGTAAGTTTCGCTGACATAATCAGTATTCGCTACGCTGCGCTTTCAAGCTGTAGAAAGTCATTTCCCGTAGTGTCCGATTCAAGCAATAGCCCATCAAAGCCGGAAGTGTCGGATTCAAGCAATAGAATATCGGGCGGCGGCGACGGCGCGCCCCCGCCGCCCGGCTCACGCTTGTGAAACCATAATTCATCCGGCTGATGTCGCCGTTCCCAAGAAAGCATTCAGACCTCGAATAAGACACAGCATTACGTGTTGCGCCCGAACGCCAGGACTTCACCGGAGCCGATTTTATCCGCGATTTGCGATGAGATGTGATAGGAATAAACCGTCGTTCGGATGAATCGCGGATTGGCGTCAGGCGGCGCCGAGAGTATGCCTTGTAAAGTGATAGTCTCGGCGCCTCTAGCAATCAATAATTCATCAATGTCCACAAGGAGATGCGCCGGAACAAGAGGCGTGATTGAATCGGTTGAATTGGCCACCCAACGCAACGACCCGCCCGGAGGCGGTTCAAAGTTGCGGAAGCCCGGCGCCCCCGCGACATCGGTGAACACGTAACACTCGACGCGCAGGATTACCAGATACGGCGAAGCTTCGGGAATCTGATATGAGGCCAGCACTTGTTCAGTTGGCAAATCAATCCATGTAAGCCGATTGCCAAACCTGACGGGCTTGATCTGATGCCAAAGCGTGATGGCCTCATCGAGCGTCGCCGGATAACAGGCGTCGACAAGCTCTTTCATGTGTTTGTTGATCAGCATAGCGATTCAATACTCACACAGTCTCACACCTCTATAAGTGATAACGCTCGAATCGAGGGGAATGTCAAAGAAAGCGTTTTGCAATATCGTTTGGAGTCGATGGCGCGATTTCAATAGATAGGGTTTAGTGAATGGCCGTCCCGGATTAGCGTCTCCTTGATTCCCAAAGATCGCCTGAGACGCCGTAAGGGCTGGCGTCCAAAAAGTCTGCTCGCCAGTGTCGCTTATTTTAGCTAAAAGGCGTTTGGTTACGTCTGTCGATGCGTTGCTGAAGGCGTCATGTATTTCAACGTCGCAATCATCGGACATCGTGAATTGCGTTACCTGATTGGCGCCGTCAATCTGAAAGTCGTCAATCCTGCGTGATTGATATTCACCTACGGGCATCGTCGCAAACCAGGGGAGCCGAGAGCCTACAGCGATAATTTCGCCGTTCGGCATCACGACGCGCGATGGCGCTTTGAATCCGGGCGTGTTGTTGATCAATTGAACGCCGACAAATGTGAGCTTAACCGTTATCACAACGGGCGGGCCTACAAGATTCGCATTCAATACCGTCCAATCGAGTTTTAGCTTTGAATGCGCTGGCAGAAAAAAAGCTTCTGGCAGTCGAACAATCGGCATGGGAAAATTAAAGCCCCGCAATCCTATTCCCGCAAGGGCGGCTAGTGGTATGTAACCGATCCTTGTAGGCGTGGCCCAGGGTATCCCGCTTTCCTCATGCGTGATGTTGACATACGTCCAATTTTCGGTAGCCACAGTCACGGATATAAACCAGGCGCTTGCGCCAATGATCAACACATCATACTGATTCGGCCTTGTGACCACCGTAACAAACGGAATTTCACCAGGGCTTTTGACGAGATCGACGCTCGTTGTCAGATACAAGGGAACTTGAATCGGATAATGATCCGCTATCGCTTCGGCGTAAGGCGTCCAGAAGGGTGAAGCGCCCCATGATGAGCCTACGAAATCACCTGTGGGTATTGCGCTATTTGTGGCTAGTTGATTCATGATCCGAAACCTACGCTGTAATCCCATCCGCCGTTGATAGGATTTGTCAGTCTCAACGCGCGCCATGTCCATAGCCCGCCAGTTACCGGGATCAGTTGAGAGGGAATGAGAGCGGAGTTCGTGAATTGCAATGCCAGCCTGCCCTGTCTACGCACAAAGAAGGGTTGAACTAATGGCAACACTGGCAGGACTTGACCGGAGACGCCAGCTAAGGCGTTTACGGGAGTGTCCTGTGGAGTTGGATTGTCGTTCGACATCCACTCATATTGTGGCGACACCGAGCGAATGCGAACAAGCACGGCGGGATTATTGAAATTAACCGTTGCGGCAAAAAATAAAACGTCTTCGCTGATTTCGTTTGTAAAAACTATTGGAGGCCGTTCATTCGCAACGCCTGTAAAGCCTATCGAGATCGTGTCGATTAATTCAAGATGCGTCGCGTAGCGATCTAAAATCTGATACACATACTTAGTGAAAAAATACATCTCTTCTCTCCATCATCCGCGCAGCCCGGAGCCGCGCGCCATGCCGTAAACCTGCATGACGAGTTCATGCGTATCCATCTCTTTGTCGTAAGCTTCTTTCTCTTCTTCGGTGAAATGGATTGAATGGCCGTTACTGAGCGCCACGTCATAGCCGGGCGTGATCCAAAACGCGAAGCGGCGCCAGCCCGATGTGTCGCGCTTCTTGATCGCGACGACGTTGAGTATCGGCAAGCGATATCGGCCTATCTGTTTGATCGGATTCACGGCGGCGCCTCTCTTTCAAAAAATCCCGCGAGGCGAGCGCGCGGCCCGCCCCGCGAGTTCGATCACTTGCTAGCTCTGGCTTTGAAAGAGATCACTAGCTGCTATCTATTGATCGCATAAACTTTGTGCTAAAATACAAAACGGGCCGAACAAGTGTTGACGCACCTGTCGGCCCTCACCACAAAATTTTCTGTGTAGGAGAAAATCTCATGGCTAAGACCTATCGTGTCATTCCTGCGCTTACCGCGCAAGACATCAAACGTTTTGAAAAATTTGTTGATCGTTCGCCCGGCCAGGGGCCGAACGGAGATTGCCATCAATGGCAAGGCTTCAGAAATCCTAAAGCCGGTCATGGAACATTCGGTCTTCATGACCGCGCATATCTGGCGCATCGCGTCGCTTACTTGATCTATCACGGCGAGATCGACCCGACGCTTCAAATCCTTCACAAGTGCGGCAATGGCGCCTGCGTTCGCAAGGAGCATTTGCGGCAAGGCGATCAATCTGAAAATTCCTTTGATGGATGGCGCTTCAGAAGAGAGAACATTGCTTACACGCCCGATCCCGATCACGTTCCCATCGGCAGACGCAAACCGCAGACAGTCGAGGAGCGTTTTTGGTCGTTTGTTGATAAGACGCCGGGACAAGGGCCGAATGGCGATTGCTGGATATGGACAGCGGGCAAGCGAAAAGGTTATGGCGCATTCAATCGGCGCAAGGGCGAGATGTGGGACGCCCATCGCTTCTCTTACTACCTTGCGCATGGCCGCATCAATAAATCCAAAGTCCTTCTTCACATTTGCGACAATCGAGCATGCGTCAATCCCGCTCACCTTAAACAAGGCACGCAGGCTGACAACCTGCGCGATATGCGCGATAAAGGCCGCGATGCGAGAGGCATTAAGCATGGCAGTAAGACTCATCCCGAATCCGTTGTCAGAGGTGAGCAAGTGATTAACGCAAAGCTCACCGAAGACCAAGTAAGAGAGATCAGACGCCTTGCTGATAGCGGCGTGAGTCACGGCGATATTGCGAAGCAATATGGAATGAGCCGCGCCGCTATCAGCATGATTGCTGAAAGAAAACGATGGAAACACGTTGTATGACGTGCTTCATGCTCTATATGCGGTATGCACTGTTAACCCGTGACCGGCTGTATGCCGATCCCGGCGAGTCCAACCCTGACGCGGACAGTGACGCCGGCGCCGATAGTGAAAGGATTTTGTACTTTCATCCTGACGCCGAATTTGGTCAGCTCTGGCAGATGGCGCATGACCGGCATCTGATATGCCCATCCAACGCCGTTGTTAACCCATCCGTCCGGCAGCGCGCCGACATCTCCGCTTATTCCGTAAGCGCCCGCCGGAAAGCGCCAACCAGGGCCGTCCTCAAAATTCGTTTGATTGACGAAGAGAACGAAGTAAGTACTTTCCTGAAAGGCCCGCATGAGGTTGCCCATGTTCTCGACGGGAGCGGTGATCCCCGGATTGAGGGCGAGGTTTAGGAAGTTCCCCGTCGTTTGAAGCGTGGCGTCTGGCGAAGCGACGATCGCGAACTGCACACTGATTTGCCAAATCAACGCTTCGTAACCTTTGGCGAGCTGGCCGCCGCCGACTATCCACGGCGAGACGTCGATCTCTTGTTTCGAGTATGGCGTTCCGGCGATGAACAAGCTTTGCTGTTGGCCGAGCGCGTTTTGATAGAACACGAAATCGCGAACGGGCATCGCTCCCGGATCTATTCGCAGCGTGTCGTAGAGTTCGACGCCGGTTATTGAAGCGAGACGCCCGCCGTTGGCGGCGATGAATTGCGCGATCTGTTGATAATAGCTCGGATTGATTTGATCGAGCGTGGTAGGCAATCCCGGCATCGACGTATTCGTGAAGCCGAAATTCGGAGGATTATCATAGAATCCTGGCATGGTGATTTTCTCCCATTCTTTCTTGAAGCTGTTTACCCTTCACGCGAGCGGCCCCATGCCAAAGCCCTCGCGCGACTATCGAATTATCCTTAGTGGCCCCACACTCCGGGGCGCACGCCGAAACCCTGCATGCCATTGGCCGGATGCGCTGGCGCTGGCGGCGGCGGAACGATCAAGGGCGGTTGCCCTGTAGTGACGCCGATTCCCGCCATCCCTCGCGGGCGATAGCCAGACCACGGCCCCGACATCGTCGGCGCCGCCGCCGCAGTCACGCCTGCGAGCGTGCGAGATACAAACGGTTGAATGATCTGTATCACTGCGGTAGACAGGCCGAGAATGATCGTCGGCTGCGCGAATCGTCTCGTCGCTCCGAACATATGGAACAATTTTCCGAGGCCCCAACCTGTCAAGGCTGTGATCGCGGGCGCGTTGAATTGGCCGAGCGGCAGAAAGCCTCCGATCAGTCTATTGACGAGCGGTTGCGCGATACCGAGGCCGAACCCGCCTATAGCGAAATTGAATATCTCGCCGCCTGATACCGCAGGATTGCGATGATGGCGGCGATGGTGTCGCCGTCTAATCGGATTGGTACGGCGCGCTCGCGCGAATACTCCATAGCGATGATGGCGCCTCGTTCTGCGGCGGCGCCTGACAGGGTTGACCGGATTGAGAGGATTTTGGCGCCGAGCGTGAATGCGGCGCCTGCGTCTACGTGCTGGCATACTTCGTCTCCTTTTCGGATTGACCAACGCCAAAACCGAGGGCGCCGGATTGATTACTCTTCTACGGACAAGGCGAGTCATATAATTGACTCCTTCTGCGTCATTGCGGTGAATAGCGGCGGCGACGCGATCCGACCGCATAAAGTCATTAAACTGTTACAATTGAGGCTGATTTGTGATAGGATAGGGACAGCTTGGACGGAAGCGGCTAACTTTCGCCCAAGCCTAACCACATCATTCGTAATGGAGATACGAACAGCATGGCTAAGTTCACTATACTCACTGAAAAACAATGCACCAAATGCAAAAAGATCAAGCCTGTTGAACTTTTTGAACCGCTTTACAAAAAGCCCGGCAAATTCACTTCTCATTGTCGTGACTGCCGTAATCGTGAAAGCTCTGCACGCTATAGACGCAAAAGAGCTGCTATGCCTAAGCGTCAGCGCATTGATACTAAGTGGAAGAAATGCGCCAGATGTAAAGAGGTAAAACTCCGATCTCAATTTCGTCGGAGAACTGATGGCCGACCCCACCTTGTACAACCATATTGCAATGATTGTTTTCAAGGGACGCGCAGAGAAATCGGTAAGCGTTGGAGAGCGACGCCAAAAGGCAAGCGCAGAATGAGCCATTACCATCTCAAGCGAGTGTTTGGCATTTCGATAGAAGACTTCGAAGTAATTCTTGATTGTCAGAATAACCAATGCCTGATATGCCTGAATCCATTTTCTAAAGAGAAAGGACGAAGGCCCAGTGTTGATCACTGCCACGCTACCGGAGTCATTCGAGGGGTCTTGTGCGCGTTCTGCAACGGCATGCTCGGCAAGGCGAAAGATGATCCCGCCTTTTTTAAGCGCGCTATTGAGTATTTGAAACGCGGTGGATAGTTTCCGTTTGACAAGCGGCATTGCTTATCTCTCTTTCTTGCGTCTTTGCGTTTAGCGGGCGGCGACGCGACCGACCGCAAGCTCGTTACTCACGCGCCGAGTGTCTTCTTGGCGCGCTCGAAATATTTTTCCCTATCGGCAAGCCCTGTATAACCGCCGTTGATCTTGTGCGTGATCTGTTTGAAATCGAGAGCGTCGGCAAGGTCATTGAGGCCATGCGATTTCCAGAAAGCGGCGGCGATGGTAAATGCATGCTCGGCCTTTTCGGCTAGCTCTGGATTCGAGATCAGATCGACGCCCAGAAGCTCGCCATACTTTTTGTAGTTCTCGCGGCCCGTGATCTGTATCGGGCCTCGCCCCTTGAAGCGATGACCATCTCCCTTTTCAGTGTTGCCGAGATTCTTTGACAGTTCGGTGTGCGGTTCATACTTCTTTTGCTGATCGGTCGGCCCCCATATCTCAGCCATGTATTTCAGTTCGGCGGATTCGTGCGCGATCTGCGCGAGAAAGGCGGCGGCGCGTAAGGGCGTATTGATTTCGTGATCGATCATCGCCTTGACGATGTGCGGCAGATATTCATCGCGCTTCGCGTCATGCAAATTCGGCATGATCGCCTTCAAATGAATGTCGGTTATGACGAAGGCAGGAGGCCCCGCATGACTGGTAGACTCCTGCCCCGGCGTCACGACGCCCACCTCGTCAGGCGCCGCGATCACAGCGACAACCGTATCGAAATCGAGATCATCAATTGCGGCGCCGCTCTCATCGGCTTGAATGAGCTTGGCGGCCCGCGCGCCCGATGACGCCGTGAACAGTCTTTCCGCTATTTGTTTTGCTTCGTCGCTTGTCATGGTCAATTTTCTAAACCTCGCGGCCCTATCCGATAGGCGCCGCCGCGAAATACAAGTCCGCCCTCGCCGTCCGCATGCAGCGTCGGCCGGCGTCCATCCTCCTCGCCAACGTGATGGAAAAATATTGTTGGTTGCGTATGTCCTAAATGCTTTTTGACATCCAAATATTCAACCTTTGACACTTCGCCGAAGTTGCGTTTAGGGCCATCGTATAAGGGCGCGCCGTTGACCGATCCCAAATGCAATTTGCCTTTCGTATCACTACAGAGCCATGCCGAGCCGGCGACTGGTTTGATAGTGCCTTCTTCCGTCGTGATGCTGACAAGCTTGCCGAGCTTCGCGAGACCCTGCGGAGTTCCATGTGGGAACCAGAGATCCCGCTCTCCAGAAACCGCGCCGGCGAACTCGCGACGGATCTCGGCGGGTGAAGGATTCCATTTCTTGTAGACTCGCGGCGCCGAGCTTTGACGACGACGCTTGCGCTCTGCGGCCACACGTCGCCGGCCGCGCCCGCGCCATCCCATCGTGTCTGTAGCGCGGCGCGCAGTCGAATATTCATGGCGCATGCCTCTGCGCGTCGGATTGCGGCGCCTGGCGCTCGACGTGCGGCGCGTGGCTTTCTTCGTAGACTTGACTACTCGACTCGCGCGCTTGACGGTTTTCCGCTTAGGCGCCGCTCTCTTGACTGTCCGCCTGGCGCTCGCTTTCTTTGTTCTTTTCTTGGCGGACTTCTTGCGCTTGCGTCCTTCGCCAACCCGGCCCGGATCGTAGTCATATGACGCGCGTATGGGATGGAACACGCCCATATCATCGACAAAGCCGGCCGCCACATTGCTGCGCCGCTTGACGGTTCTCTTTGCGGCCCGGCGCGGCGCCGCTCTCTTTACCGATCTCTTAGGCGCCGCTCTTTTCACTGTCCGCCTGGCCGCCGCTCGCTTGACTGTCTTCTTGACTCTCTTCTTGACGGTTCTCTTTCGCTTGCGCGATTCGCCGGCCCTTCCGGGATCGTAGTCGTATGACGCGCGTATGGGATGGAACACGCCCATATCATCGACAAAGCCGGCCGCCACATTGCGTCGTCGTCTTCTCACTGTGTTTCGCTCCCTTTTCTCGTAGATATAACCAGTGTTGAGATCGAGGAAATCTTTTCCGCTGAGCTTCTGCGTCCCTTTTCCTTTCTTGTAATAGCGAATGCCGTATTTCCAGCCCTTGGGCGTTGACTCGGCTTGCTTCTTGATAACCAGATCGAAATATTTCGTCGTCCCGTCAGGATTCTTTTCGACCGAATAGCGATAGATATTTTTTGGGCCTGGCACTTTCCCTCTCACCTTTCGAATCGCAGAGCCGCGAGTAAACGCCGAGACAGTCTCACTGACGGTCTTTGTGTATTTCGGGATCGCTTCAACCGTGTAAGACGGATTCGCCCTGGCCCGCACAGTCGCGGCCGCGATCCGTTTGGCTTCGCGCAATGAGGCGCCGCGTTCAAGTTCCGTTCGCAGGATGTGTTCATACTGGCGGTTCTGTTTGGCCGTCGCGCCCGCCAAGTGTTTTCGTCTTGGCATTACTTCTTTCTCCCGAACATCATGAAAAGCAGAAAGGCGCCGCCGCCTAGCACGACTAACTGCGCCGTGTTTTTAGAGACGCCAAAAGATGTAGCGATAGAATCGAAAAATCCCGTCTCTGTCCCGGTTGCGGTCGCCGGGACATAGGGCTGGAAAGCCAATTGAGCGGCGGCGCCGTTGATCGGAATGCCCGCCATCTGAAGGGCGCTTACCAATTGGCTGGCGAAGTCGCCGCCATTCGGCCAACTAGCCGTCGCCGTCCCGTCCACTCGCACGTAGGGCGTAGTGGCGCCGGTTGGAATCGTCGTCGTCACGTCATAGGCCCATCCGCCATTGACTATCGCGTGAGTCACGGCGGCGGGATCAATGGTCGCGCCGGTCTCTATCGGGAATTGAAAGGCGAAAACCGAACCGCCCGCGAGCGCGCCCTGCGTCGCTACAGCGCCCATCAATTGGCGATAATGTGGATATGTCATTTCTTCCCCTTTCCGCCGCCTGTGGCCATCAGCACGATGAATAAACCGAATCCGCCGATGATGAGTAATTGCGCCGTCCCGGTAGTGACGCCGAGAGAAGTAGCGATCTGATCAAAAAAGCCCTTTGGAGGCGGCTGCGTCGTCACTACGGGGGATTGCGTCCCTCCGGTCGGCGCGTATGGGACGAAAGTCAATTGCGCCGTTGACGCGTCAATCGGAAATCCAGCCACCGCGATGGCGTCGGCCAGGATGTTCGCGAAATCCTGCCCGCTCGAATAAGACGTAACCGCCGTGCCGGTCACTCGCACCTGCGGCGGCGCGCTCGCTCCCGCCGCTCCCATCACATAAGAGCCGAGAGGAACAGTGATCCAACCCGCGCTCTCAAGCGCGGGCGCTATGGCCGCTGGATCGAAGAGGAGCGTACCGTCTGCGGCGACGCTATCAGCGACGGCCATAAAATCGAATTGAATCGGAGAACCGCCCGCCAGTATTCCTTGCGTCGATGTCGCGCCTAATAGCCTTCTTGGGTAGCCGTAGCCGTAAAGACGTTTCATCACTTTTTCACCAAAGCTAAAACAACTAGCAGGCCGACGCCTCCGACGATCAGGCCGCCCACTGTGCCCGCCGCGAGACCGCCTATAGGCGACTTGATGCCGAACAGGCATGCGAAGTAATCGCCAAGGCCCATTGCGCTAAAATCGCATTGGGCAGGCGGTTGATTTTGATTCTGATTCGCCGCTTGATTCGTATATGGCGTGCCCTGCAATTGCGATCCCGGCGCCGTCCCATAAGGCGCGAATCGAAATTGAATCGTTGAATAGTCAATCGGATAACCGGCGTTTTTTATCGCTTGGTAGATCTCCTCAGCGAACACCGTTGCGGACGGGTAAGAGGTTGTCGCATAGCCTGTAACCACGATGTACGGATTGACCACGCCTGCGGCCTTGTAGACATGAGTCGTATAGCTAAGGCCCAACTCCTCTTGAAGTAGGCGCTCGATTTCCGAAGGATCATACAACTTGAAAACGGTGTCGATGATTCCGGCGTTATAGCCGAACTCAAAATAATTTCCGCCCGCCATCTCGCCTAAATTTTGCGGTATCGCGCCGAGCAGACCGGCGAGACCCCATGCCGGTTCAAATGCATTGCATCCGTCATATCCACGCTGGCATCCCGCGCAGCATCCGCCGTTCATGACGCCCTCCTGTGCCTGATGGTCGTTGCGTGGTCTCCATTGCCGCCGCTCAGGACAAGGATGGCCAGGAGGCCGAGCCATAACCACCAGGGGATTTCGTCGAAGAATGACGCGCCCGATGGATTCGGCCCGCACACGCCGTTAAGCGTATTGAATGTGTATCCGACCTGCGGACACTGCGGAATCAATTCACATCTGCGAGTCGCCGGATTCGACCAATAACCGACCGGACATCCGCCTCCCGCTACGCATGCCTCTGTCGTCGGATTGAAAACAGAGCCTGGATAGAGTTGCGCGCAGTTCGGAATCGGCATGCACCGCTGATATCGACGTGATTGATACTGCCCGGATGGGCATCCTTGTTGCGACGATGGCGGCGGTTGCTGTGGCGGTTTCGGCGCGGCGGCGGCCTGTTGCTGTTGCTGCGTCGTCGCTGGCGGGAAGGGCACGCATGAGTATGGATCGTTTATCGGATGATAGTAGCCAGTCGGACAATAACCGGGAAGATTCGACCCGTAGGTCATGGGCGCGCTCGGCGCAGGCCCGAAGTCGATCAGAGGCGCCGGGAAAGTAAAATCCGGCAGCGGCGGAGTGTAGGGTATGGAGGGCGGAGTGGTTATATCCGGTAATGTGGGATTCCCCGGCTCCGTCTCCATCGGGAATGTAAATTCTTGACCCGGAGGCACGGCGCCGAACTCTTCTTGAGGGCCATACGTCGGCCATCCTAAATCCGGTAACTGGTAGTAATCGGGCGGGACGGTTACATCGGGCGTCGTTATATCGGGCGGCGCGGGCGGCGCGGGCGCGTATGGATCATATCCCGGATAACCTGTCGGTATGTCGTAGCCGAAACCGGGATCATATGAGGCGTCATACCCATAGTCATAGTATCCGGGATCGTAGAGAAAATCAGAGTATCCGCCGTAGTCATAACCGCCGCCGCCCCCGCCGCCAAAGTCGCCGTAATCGTAATAGTCATCGATAGCCAGAAGGCCGAGGCCCCGCGCGCGGTCGCGACTCCCTTTGTAGTATCTCGTCATCGCGCCCAACCCTCCGTTATGGCCAGAGGCGAAAAGCCAATCGGCGCCCGCGCGCTCGCATCTCTGCTCGCCCTCATTCCAGCGAAGCCCATGCGAGGCGCAATCCGGCAAAGAGCGCCAGCGGTTTTCCCTTTTGTCGAAATAGCGAGACACACTGTCAATGCTTCCTTCCGCTGAAGATCAGCACTAGCGCGGCGATCCCTATTAGCCATAGCCCGGAGTTGCCAGTGAGAGAAAAGCCCGGTTGCCCTTGCCCGCTCGTTGCGTATGGATTCGTCTGATATGGCGTCCCGCCGCCGTATGGCGCATATCCCGGCGGGTATCCAACATTGGTTGGCGCGTAGACATTCGTTCCCGGAGGGTAATAACCGGATTCGGCGACTTGAGCCGTTCGCGCCGCCGCTTGTATCGTATTGTTCGCGAAGTCCAACCAATCCATTTTTTACTCCTCAAAAAATCTCTTGCGATACTTCGAAGCCGCCTGTCTGTAGCGGTTGCCGATAGCCCATCGGCTCGCCGCTTGCGACCGCATCAAGCGCGATCCATGTTCCGTCTTCAAGCTCGGCCTCGACGTAGACATGCGAAGCCTCCCGGCCATCTACCCATTGAGCGACGAAGCGCGATCGGATGCCGAGAGCGGCGAGCAGAGTCGCGAGCAGGACAGAGAGCGAGACGCAATCGCCCTCGCCTTTGAGCATTGTTCTTTTTGCGTCTTGCAATGTTTGTTCATTGAGCGGATGAGCGACGTATTGAATTTGATGCGCCGCGAAATCGAACAGGGCCGCTATCACATCCATGCGGGCATGTTGTGTTGCGCCGGATGTGATGGCATGTGCGGCCCTGATGTTGAACTCGTCTTGATAACCGGAATATTCGGGCGCGAGACCGATCAGCACGGCGTCGCGCATGGCCGAGAGCGTGTCAAAGGTCGCGTCGTCGCCGGCCGGCAGCGCTCTATATTCGGTTGGATAGCTGATGGCGACGGGCGCGGGTGGTAGCGAGCTATTTGCATATTGAACGCCGCTTGCCGCCGTTTTAGTCGCGCCTTGTGTCGCCATAAAAGAAATTCCTTGCGGCGTGAAAGGCGACGATCAATATGCGGGCGGATAAAAACACCAATAAAAATGGGCTGTCAAGAGCTATTAGTTTGACTAATACCTGGCTAAGTGGTTATAAGCTGTACTTATAGCTAGTTCGATTCAGTGGCTTGTCAAATTCCATTCACGTCCATAAACACTGACGATTCACTGAGAAATATTTTTTCTACTTTGGCTAAGGAGTAGTAATGCCGAGAAGAAAAACAACCACGAAAGCCGAGACGAGAAGAAGGGCGCCCGCTGAAGTCGAGATCCTACCGGCAGAAGATCCGCCGCCGCTGCCAGGCCGCAAGACGCTGGTCGAGGCCGAGCATACGATCAAGTATTCCGCGCCCGTGCCCGTAACCGTCGATCAGACGGGAGAAGATATGCTGATCGATGGCGTCGAGTATGAAGAGCAAGAGAGAGCCAGGCGCCGCAAGAAGACATCGAAAGACGAGCGCGACGAGCTAAAGCGAGAAATGGACAAGCTCGGCGTCGCTTCGGTTTCTCGCCTGAAATTGTCCATCGACAAATACAGGCATAGTGAGTCTGACGATTCGGGCACGATGGCAGAAAAGGACTATTGCACTAAATATCCCGTCACTAAAGATCATATCTTGAATGAAGACTATCTCGACGTCGCGCGCAAGTATGGCCCCGGCCGATTCTGGTTTACGCTGCGAATGGATAATCAGATCGTCAGGCAATGGGAACGCAAGATCAATAACGCCCTGACGGCGCCGATCATTCAATCAGTCAACCCGGCAGATCCGAACGCGCCGCAAGTGATCACGTATCCGATGCCGGACGCCAACGGCCATCAACCTGTCGGCCAGATGACCTGGCAAGAAATGATCAAGATGCAAGACTCGCTTTTTGAGCGAAAGCTGAAAGAGTTGAAATTATTTCGCGAGTCAATAGGCGTTGACATAGGGCAGCAATCGGCGCAAGCGGCGGTAACAGATCCGAAAATCGCAGCGCTGCAATTGATCGCCGACAACCCGGACGTCATGGAAAGGATCGGCAAAGGGATCGCGTCGACAGTACTCGGCGCGAAGCATGGCGACGGCGATCCTTGGGCTGAGGTCGCGATGGAAGCGGTTAAGAGCGGCCAGGCCGCGAACATGCTACGCTCGGCCATAGATGCAATATTCAATGGGATCAATGGACTATTCCCTAAGCCGCAGAACGGCCCGCTCGCCGGCGTTCAACCGATGGCTCAAGCGCCGGCGCCGCAACCTGCGCCGGCCGAGGCGGCGCCCGTTTCGCAAGAGAGCGCCGCGCAGCATATGACGCTCGCGCCATCTGACGCGCTGATCATTCAATTGATCGGAGCGCTTGAGAGGAACGCCCCGCTCAAAGAGGCGCAAACCATTATCAATGTCGCCGTCTATCGCCATCCAGAGCTTGACGAATCAATCGAACAATTGCTCAACATGTCGGTAGACGAGATCATGGTCATGCTCACGGCCTATCATTCGAAAGTCGCCGAGATCCCACACGCTAAGCAATGGCTTGAGACATTGATCGGATCGCTCGCGGCGCCGAGCGATGGCCAGGAGGCGCCGCAATGATCGAGGTTGAAGAAGTCCATCTCAACATCTCGTCAAATAACTTTGTTTATCTTGACATCAAGGTTGATGGCCGATGGCGCCGCATTATCAACGCCTATCATGCCGGGATTACTGATTACTATGTGTCCAATTTCGGCATGGAACTGGGAGACGGAACGATGGATGTCACGGCGGATTATGAAATGGAGGTTGAGGAGTGAACGTCGATATCTCTTCTTTCCTCACGCCGGACGGACGCTGGAATATGCTGCAAGACTGGCTAGAGGAAAGCCCAAAGCATCAGAGGACGCTCGACGCATGGCTTGAGATGACGCCCGAAGAAGTGTTCCCGGAAATAAGAGAGGTTGTCGCCGAGATCGCGACGCGCAAATACGGGCCGCTCGCCGGCGCGCTCGTTCGCGTGACGAAGATGTCGGCCGAGCTGCGCGGGTGGATAGAAACTTTGCAAACCTGCTATCGCGATCGGAAAGGAATTTTCAAGGAGGAAAAGCATGTCGGAAAAAACAGACGAACAATCAAAGGCTGATTTCGATTTTGACTATATCACTCAAGCGCTCGGATTGATCCCGATACAACAGGGCGAAGCGGCGATCAATCCTGGCGCGATAACCGATGTCTGCCGCGCGTCCGTCGAAGAGTCCGACGACGAAGGATGGATGATCACTCTACAAGGCGGCGAGACATACCATCTGACGGATGACGAGATGAGCGAGCTTGAAGCGACTATCCGCGCCAGGGCGCAAACCGCGAAAGAGATGCAGAAAGAGGCGATCAAACAAAACATGAAATCTCAAGCGGAGGCTATGGCTGAGCTGTCGGCGAGTGTGGCGCCTGGCATGATAGTCGGCCCGGCGACGAATAAACGGTTTCGACAATAATGATTTACTTCTTTCAGTTCTGAACGGAAAACACTCTCTTAAGGCCAGATATATGTCATGTATATCTGGCCTTTTTTTTGCCCTAAAA